TCGTTAACATGTTCGTTTAATAAAAACTTTTCTGGACCTTCCGTCGCCATCCACTCATAATATTTTTTAAGAAATAGAACAAATTGAGGATAACGATTTGTAATATATTCTGGAAACTGTTGTTCCAGTAATAGTGAATGTGTTTGATCGTATTCAGTGCTTGAGTCAGTAGCAAATGAAAGGATTGCTATAAGTTGTGCACCACCTCCTCCACCGCCTCCAGTTACAGTAACGGTAGGAGAACTAGTGTATCCAGTTCCTGGATTAGTAACAGTTACGCCTACAATTTCTCCACTGTAAACCTCAGCAGTAGCTGTTGCTCCTGTGCCGCCGCCTCCTGAGATTGTAAGTGTTGGCGCAGAAGAATATCCACTACCTGCATTTTGGATAGTTAACCTAGAAACATACCTGTAATAACTAGGAATGTAATGAGACATTAATCTTCTCTTACTCTAGCAGTTGTTGTTATAACCATACCGTTCTGACTTCCAGTATTAGTATTAAACGTGGTGTTATCTAATTTTAATATTGTGTTTCTAGAAGGCAAAGGTATGATTGGATTTTCACTTACAATAGTATTTCTTGTAAGTATATCTGTTTTAATATCTTTTACCGTTTCATGAGGTATAACATTAAACCTAACAATATTTTCGTTTGAATAAGTTGACTTGACAATTAAATCTGGAAATACTATTTTTCCAGTATCATAATCAATAGTACCAATGCTTGCTATTCTTTTGCCGTCTGTACCTTCCAACATGAGAGTACCCATACCACTATAACTTGGAGCTACTACATCTGCATTAGGAACATCAATAACCTTTACCTTATATGTGTTGTTTGATAATTCGTAATTAAACCATGTACTGTAAAAAGTTCTTGGTTGTATTTTTGCATTAAATGTATTACGATATGTACCTACTGCATTAATGTCAGTGGTTGTAATTCTCTTTTGTAACCTGTAATTGAGAGCTAAAGAAACAACCGCATCACTGATATTTAAAAGTTCGTTGTGTAAATCGTTATAATATAAGTGTTTATTTAAACTATTTAAACTGTTAGAAAAATAATTAGTAATTGCGTCTTTTGCCAAATTAATAATTTGTCCAGAAGTTAGACCTGTTTCTTTTGAATTGTAAGAAACATTCAATTGAATTCCTACATAAGTAAACTCTGGATCAACAAATTCAGGAATAATAGCAATTGGTGTTTTAGGACCAATAATTTCTGCTTGAATTTTATCTTTATCTGACTGTGTGATAATAGAACCTGAAACAGGATTTAACGACAAAAACACCTTCCCGTAAATTGGGGGATCATTATCTTCACCTCCCCAAACAGATACTGATTCAATATTTGGGTTTGCTGCTAAAATTAACGATTGATAATCTCTAGCAGTAACCGCACGTTCTTTTGTTGCGTTGTATCTTGGTGCATTTTTCTTAATACTATCTACAGACTCTCTAGCAACACCGCCTGCAGATGCTTGAACAGTTTGAACCTGAACCTCTTCTGTAGATAGTGTTAGAGTTTGTCCAACGGAAAACTGCCTCGCATTGTTGGCAGGTGCTCCCACTGTAGCAAGATAATCAATTATAACAATATTTCCTACCTCAAGAGCTCTACCTACAACACCGTCACCAAATCTAACTTGATATAAACCATCTGCGCCTTCTTCAATATAATAAGAAGCCGTCGTAGATTTAACATCTATAAATTTGTCTCTTTGTGTAAAGGTAGTAAGTCCAAAATCTGTTGCAGAGTTTTGTACTCTTACTCTTAGTGTTGATGTGTCAACACCGGCATTAGGGATCGTAAAAGGTCCAGTTAAGTTAGAACTATTTACAATAAAACTATTTGAAACTCGCCGGCCTTCTTTGATTTTTAAACCTGGGAAGGCAAACAAATCTCTTCCCTGAAAATTTCTTAAAATAGAAAATTGTCCAGTTTGAGGAAAAAAGGTGTAAAACTGTCCGTCAATAGTTGTTTGAAAACGAGTATCTCTTGTAATACTTAAAATAGTATCAGTGTATCCTGCTGGAGGGTAAACGATTAAATTTACAGTTGCCTCAGCTGCTCGTCTTGATCTTGGTGTGTATCCAATAGCCTTTGCTAAGGATACCACCGAAGAACGTTTGACTGCACTGTCAAGAAAACTTTCGTTTACAATCATGTGGGACAACATAGCATTATAATGTGTATTATAAGCTAAGACGTCTAAGAGAATTGAAAGGCCAGAGCCCTCAAAATTATAATCTGAAAACACGTCTTGAGCTTGCAGATAAGTTTGTAGGCTTTGCTTAATAGATGCAAAGTCTAATTCTGAGACATCTAGTTGTGCCATGTTACCCTCGATTTACTTTTTGTTATTCTACAACAACCCAATCTTCGTCAGCGTCGACAGTAGTAACTGTTAAGGTAATGCCATTTTCAGCATTCCAAGCGTCTCTGTCTAAGGCTTCTTGTGGCTTTGGATCTAACCACAACACTGGATCTTCGTCAGTGCATTTAATTCTAGTTTCCTTGTAATCCCCCCAATTATCAGAAGATGTAACAATTAACTGACTCTTGTCAGTGTTTAGTTCTTCTGAGGTTGGAAAGGCGGGATCAATAGCATAAGATGCTTCGATCACATGAGGGTGTAAGCCTTCAAATCTAGGACTATCTGAATAGTCTGTAATTGACTCTAAATGATCATCAAACCATTCAGCAGTTTCAGGCTTTTCTTCTCGGATAATAGTAATTTTATTAGCCATTTTATCTTAATCTCCTTAAATTTAATGAAAGTGTTTGAGGCGAATCAACGCCTCTCACGGTATAATAGATCGCCACACTATACGAGTTTAGATCAACTGCTGGCTGAACGTCAACTCTATCAAGGCCAACTCTTGGCTCATAATTAGTAATGACTTGTTCTACAATTTTTTGTAATGCTACGGCAACCTGAGGACTAACATTTTCAAACAATAATCCTCTAATGCCGGTTCCTAGTCTAGGTCTAAATAATCTTTCATTAAAATTTGTAGACACTAAACTAATGAGTGCTTGTTTGACTGCATTTACATCGACAACCTTAGAGATATCTCCGGTAGCCGGATTTGCTGTAAAGTTTAAATCCAGGTCCTTATATATTCTACTTGTTTTGGCTGTTTGTATTGGCATAAATGTATTTATAACAATTAGCCCTGTGGTCCTTTATATATTTTTGGTGGTTCAAAGTTTTCGAATCTTGCTTCTGCTTCTCCTATTCTAGCAGCAATATCAATTGTAAATACAGGTTCCGGTAAAGGTGGTAGTTTGTATCCTTTTAATATTGCTTTAGCATCTACTTCAGGGAAGGTGATGCCTGTAGATTTTACAATAATCTCACCTGAAGGGTCCTCGTTAATGCTAGGCAATAACTTACAAAGAGCCGCTATATCTGTTGCTCCTTGCCCTAAAAGACTAGATGCTAAACCTAACAGCTGATCAAAGTCTCTTATTGGATTGCCTGAGAATTCAAATCCTCCAAGACTGTCAATAATGCCGCCCCACTTTTTACCTAATTGTTGCATCTTTGCTGCAGCAGCAAGAGCTTCGTTTCCACCGGCAGCAATTTTGTCAACTAAATCCAGTGCCTCTTTAAGGCCGCCTTCTAAGTTATCGGCTTTTTCTTTTACTGCATCGGGAATCATGGCAACCAATGCGTCTTTGAGAGAACCTAGCTCGGCTTCAATTAAGGTTTCAACAGAATCAAGAAGATCGGAAACTCCAAACAAAACAGAGTCTAACAAATCATCAAAAGCTTCGTCAAACTCGAGTATTTTTTGTGCTAATTCTCTTAGTCCTTTTGCAGGTCCACAATCACTTGGATCGCCAAAACCAATACCATCAGTAATACCAGGATAGTTTGCTGGGGGCTTAGGTGTCTTAGGTGGCTTAGAACTTGGAGGCTGGCCAGCAGGTGGACTAGAAGCGCCCCCTGAGCCTCCGCCTCCTCCGCCGCCGGTAGCGCTCCCGCCTCCTCCGCCGCCGGTAGCGCTCCCGCCTCCTCCGCCGCCGGGAGCATCTCCTCCGCCTTCTGCAGTGGGTTCATATAATTTTGTTACTTCAATAACAGCAGGAATAGGATAACTATAACTGGTTGTTACCTCATCAACATAAAAACGATCTCCAACTTTGTATCCTTCTCCTCGATCAACTACACTTACATTTGTTAGAGTTCCAAGGTTAACAGCAGAAATTGTATATTCAAAGGTGGCGCTATTTCCAAGGTTGCCTGGAGATCTTCTAGAACGGACATTACCAGCTGATAGTCTTTCTCCAGGTTCAACAATTCTAACAAACTCAATAGGACCGGTTTTAGCGTCTACAATTTCTCCACCATAAAACCTTGCCTGAGAAGATTTTTGTAATACAGAATAAATCTTCATTGGAATTGATTGAGCGTTTACTGTCTTAAAAACAGATTCTAAATTTCCAGGCTCTTGTGTTAAATGAATTCCAATATAACCTTCAAAGCCATCATATGGAATTTCTAAAGAATTGACAGAGGGATTGACGTTTCCGTGAACAATGAAAAACATATAACGCCAGTATCTAACACCATCAACTGTATGTTCACCTTGATAAAATCCGCTTACTTTTTGTAATTTGGAATCTACAGTAATAGGATTTGAACCTATATTTTGACTGATAGTTACTGTTATATTTGCAAATGTGCTATCTGAAAAACCTGTTATGTCTTTAAATGCATCAACTGGGATATGAACAAAAAATCTTCTCTCTCCCCAATCCTTATCCCCTTCATTAGAAACACCATCAGGAATTTTTGCGCTTCCCTCAACATAAGTTCCTCTAGAGAAAGGAAAATAAGCTACACCGTTGTTATTAACTCTAAAATCAGAAATACTACCTTTTTCAGCTAGCTCAAGAACAGGGTTCTCCTCAGGATTGAGAGGAGTATCCCACCCTAAGGAAAACATTTTTTCGTGTTCTAAATATCTATCAAATGATGCCATTATAGTTCCTTATGCGTCCGGTTCTGTTGTATCTGCTGGAGCGCCGCTACCTGGTATCTCTTTATGTTTATGTGTAGCCAATGTAGGTCCATTGCCTGCATCTGTTGAAACATCTCCGCCTGCATGGATAGTATCTTCAACATTCAACAAGCCTGATTGTGTACCAGAACTCATTATTGAAACATCACTCAAGAATCCTGTTCCTTCTGTATTTTGATGTATGTAGTAACCATTGTGTATTGTAGTAACTTTGTTTCCACCAGTTGCTGGTTTTTCTGGCGCCGCCTCTTGTGTAACATTTCCTTCTGCATCTGTTTCTTCTGGTACTGCAGGCTCATACGGAGTTCCTACATCAATATTCTGATCTACTCCAATCTGTGTTGATTGTGATTCCGCAACATTAATTTCTTGTTCTGCGTTAGTTCTAATAAACATCTTCTTCTCTGAAAGTACATCTAATTCATCGTCTCTTGATTCTATTGTCATTTTCTTTTTAGAGACAATGTAACCAGTGTCTGTAGTAGCAACGCTATATAGCCCAGCTACACCTAAATTATATTTACCACCAACAAGATTGGTCCAGTTGTCTGATACTGTAACCTTCATGTTCTTAAGATGCTTATATTTTACATCTCCGTAAACTGTAGTTTGTTTATCTTTTCCAACCGAGTGGTACTGATTGCCTACAATAGTTTCTGAGTCGTCTCCAGAAACACGCAAGCCTTTATCGCCGTTAATTTGTGTGTTTTGATTAGACAATACCTCAAGAATGTCGTTACCTCCAATCTTTGTATGTCTATCCCCTCTAATTGTTACAAACTTATCCCCGTCAATTTCTTCGTAAACATCTCCGTTAACATACATGTGAGCATCGCCCTTAACATTAACTGTAAGGCGTCCCTCTACATAAACGTTTTTATCTTTTAATAAGATGCTAAAGTCATTACCAACAACCTTGGTAATCTTTTGTCCGTCCCATTGTATTTCTTCAAAAGTACCCGAGTTATGATAAGTATGAATTCTACCATTGCCTGGAGAGTCGTCTACTTCAAAGGCATGCCCCGACTCAGTTTCTAAAACACTATTGTAAGGGTACATTGAAGTTTGACCTTTCTTAATAAGGTCTGATGTTGGTTTTGTTCCTAATGGTACATAAGAAGCTTCTCCAACATCTTTAATTTTATTCCCGTCAACTTCCATTTTACTAAAACGAGGCTTAGGCTCGTAATAGTGTGTCCTTTGATAAATTTTACCGTCTTTTTGTCCTGCAACAGAACTAACATCTGGTGCCATAGCGACAGGAATGTCAGTAAGTCTCATTGCTCTCTTGTTAATAAGAGAGGCGTGCAGTTCTGCATCTTCACCTCTAGCTAGTCTGCTAGAGTCTGGCTCTTTTAAAGCGTTGTAACCTGTACCTGGAGGACATTTTGGATAAACACCTAAAGGATCTGTAAAACCCATTAATGGATCAGGGGGATCACATGAGTCTTCTTTTAATCCAGGACCCCTTTGTGGGTTTGCTGAGAAACAGCCCATAATAACTGGCATTTGCATATCGTCTCCGTCAGCAAAAAATCCAATTACTCTAGCCCCTTCTACTAAAGCTGGGTTATGACCTACACCAGAGATGCCGGGCGTTGTAGTGGGAAGCATAGAAACTGCCCAAGGCAAGTCTTTAATAGGTAATGCTTCCTTATTACCGGTATTATAACCAATAATACGAACACGATAACGTCCAAGGAATTCTGGATCGGCTCTGTCCTCAACAATACCAATCCACCAAAAGAAATTCATTCTACTAATCATAATTAGCCCTCTTGTCCTCCCAAGCTAAATTCTAAGCCGTTTCTAATAACTTCTGCGAGAATAGTGTGTCTACTAGCATCAAATTTATGGTGTATTGCTGAGAGAACATAAACTCCAGATAACAATCTGTCAAAAACCGGTTTATCATTATCCTCATATTTTTCATTGATTGTAGGAAAAGACACATAGATACAATCTCCAACTTGTATGTCTGTTCTTCCAGGTATCTCTATTCTAAATTTATATTGTTGGAAAGAGGCAAAATATGATTTTCTCCACATTGTTTGTCCAATGTATTCATCATTATATTCAAAGTCATCATAAAGATAAGAATTCAAAGGTATAAATGTTTGGTTGGCATAAGGATTGCTGTTTACCATTTTAGGTATTGGAACACCGTCATTTGTTTTTACAAAATCTTTAAAATATTTTTTAGCATCCCAAAAAGATTCAAAGTGCTCGCCAGTTGTAAAGTTAAAAGCTCGACCCGCACTGGAATAAAATCCTGAGTCCTGTGTTGAAAGAATATCCATTGTAGAAGGTATTTGAACGTCCTCTATAACAGTAAACCCGTCAGGAAGTTTTGCACCGCGATACCCATATCCATTTTGTCTTCTTGGTACTTTTGTGCCCCCGTGTTCTACTACATAGTGTTCAAACAAACTTCCTTGCACTTGTTCTTTAATTATTGTTTCAAGAGTTGAAAAATAAAAACTTTTGTTAGACTCGAAAAATATAAAGTCAGTACCTCCGTTGTTTGCACCTCTACAGAGCTTAGCTAAATAGTTTAGTGTTCTTATAGGCGTCCAAAAACAGGGTGTAATACTAACTTCAAATTGATGAGGGGTATCTGTTAATACTAATTTTCCTTCGTCTTTAATTTTATCAAATAACTTTTGCGCAATCTCATGCGTATAACCTCTAAAAGTTTCTGATAATGTTATAATTTGATCGTTATAACCTTCTTTTGAAATAAACTGTAATTTAAATCCTTGTTCTCTATCATTAGAAAAGGTTCTACTTTCTAGAGCGTAACACTGGAATGTATGATCAATCATTCCAGCAGCTGCTTTTTCGAATATTTTTGTTCTATAGGTAATTTTTAAAGTTTCATTTCCTAATATAGGAAAATCTGTAATAAGGTTTGTAGAGTCAGACAGAACAATATCTCCGTACATAACGGGAGACCAGATGTCTTCGTAAATATTAACCTCTGCTATAAAATTTTCTATATCTACAGTATTGCCAAATTGATTAGTTAGAGTTGCTGTCTCTAACTTAACGTCACCCGGCTCAGTACTTTTTTCATCTTCAGCTGACATTTATTATCCTGAAATTAAATCTTGATATCTATCAACAAACGAAGCAACACTATCTTTTCTTAAAACTTTAATCTGTCTTTTGTTGTCGTTTAATTGTGTTTCATATTCATAGTTTGTTACATCAAGTATCTCACTATTTGCCCATTTTGCTGGGTCGTAGTCTACTATAATTGGTTCATCATCGTCTTCTGTATCTGCTAAAATATAATGATGAGTATCTGTAGCGTTGTTTGCACCATATTTATCTTCTACATAATCAAACATATTGTTTTGATGTATTGGCCAATCTGTATTAAGATTTATAATGTCATTAAGAACTAGCACTGTCCAATAATATTCAACTGTCCCGTACAATGCCATTGAAACATGTTCAGGCATTTCTCCGTCGGTAACATAATAGTTAACTATAGAAAGTTTTTGATATAACGCTTTTTTTGCTATATTATTTTCAATACCAACACGTCTAACTATATCTCTAACTCTTATATTTTTATCTTTAAAAGGATAAATAATAGTTGGTAAATTATTAAAATACATTATAGTCCGTCCTCAATTCTTTGTGCATTAAGCATATCAAGTTCAGTAAATTCTAACGAAAGATTAATTTCTGCAGGAGCACCGTTTGTGTTTCTGACTGTATTAAATTGATCTCCGCCATATGTAACTTTCATATTTTTTAAAGCACATGATGCAATCTTATTAATGTGTACGTTTTGACTCCCTCTATAATAATATTCAATATTAAATTCTGAAGGATATATTAAAAACAAACCGCTTCCGCTAACTTCAGGGTGCATATGTCTTTTAAACTGATAAATGATATTTTGAACATTTAAATATTCTTGTTGATTTCTAGGAACAAACTGATAATTAAAAGAAAACTCTCTAAAACGCATAGATTTAAATAATTGTTCTTTGTAAGGGTTAGCTACTTTTCCTGTTGTTGCTTCAATAGCACCGGCCACGTTCATATCAACTCCAAGTGCTTTAGGAATAGATGCAGCGGCGGCAATAACACCCCTTCCCAATAATTCTGATGTTTCCGTATTTACAAGTCCTGAAATACTTGTTTTACCACTAGCCAATGCACCAACTACAGGGCCTAATTCCGCTGTTTCCCAATCTGCAGCATAGTTAACTTGTGGGGGATTATTAATGTGTAAACTAATTGAAGAGTCTAATCTATATTTTGTAGTAGTGTCTGTCATTGCACCTACAATAGTTCCTGCCGCTACTCCAGCACCTAATGGTAATAATGCCTTTGCCAATTTACTTGGATTATTACCCAATTGGGTACCCAATGCGGCACCCCCTGCTGCAAGAGCGGCTCCAGCACCCATTATTGTATCAGCGTTTTCACCTTTTGCTCTAGATTCTTTGGAAAGATATTCGTTTTGATAGGCTTGTTGGCTAGCAGCCCAGTCCTCATCATTTCCTTTTTGATCAAATAGTTGTTTGCCCATTGAACTATTAGATCTAACATTAATATGAAATACCACTGTATGAGGCATGTCAGGGCCGCCTGCATCTGAAGGATAAGACATAACTTTAGGTGTAAAATCATATGTTCTGTTTTCCACAGATTCATTATAACTCGAAACCTGATTTTCGAGTTTTCTCTCTTCTACAACCGTGTCGTTTCTGTCGCCAGTAAAGTAATTGACAACGTTATCTATCCATTCCATTTATGGTTTCCCCGTATAAATAAACATGTTATAGTATTTATAAAGGTTTCGTGATCTTATGTCAATGTATTCTAAAGATGTTTATCAAGGAAGGTATGTTCCCACAAATCCTTCTAAGTATAAGGGAGATGTGACTAACATTATTTATAGAAGTTCTTACGAACTAAAATTTATGAATTGGTGTGATAAAAACAAAGATGTAAAACAGTGGGGATCAGAAGAAGTTTGTATTCCTTACAGATCTCCTTTAGATAAAAAAGTTCACCGATATTTTCCAGACTTTTACATTAAAGTAAACAACAAAAAATATCTAATAGAAGTCAAGCCTTACAAATTCACAAAAGAGCCAGTAATTCCAAAACGTAAAACAAAACGCTTTATTAATGAGGTTATGCAATACGGTGTAAACTTAGCTAAGTGGGAAACTGCAAAAGAATTCTGCTTAGATCGTGGGTGGGAGTTTTTGGTTATTACAGAGAAGGAGCTCGGCTTACCATTATAAATAGTGGTATGGCGACTACACCGTTTACAGATATTAAAACAGAAGCAGGTACCCAAGATAGATCCTATCGTTGGTATATGTCTGCGATTAATAGATTAGCAGGAAACATACAAAATCAATCTTCTGTTTTTAGATCAGATATCGGAGAGTTAAAAGGCTCTTTAGAGATAGGTCATATGTATATGTTTTTGTATGATCCAAAGACAAAAGACACTTTACCTTATTGGGATAAATTTCCACTTTGTATACCTTATGAAAATACTAAAGGTGGGTGGTACGGATTAAACTTACATTACATACCCCCTATGCTTAGAATGCAACTTCTTGGCAAACTGTTAGATTATACAAACGAAGGTAAAATGGATGCTGCATGGGGATTGTTAAAAAATACTTCCAGATTTAAGGGAGTAAAACCATGTGTAAAGAGATACCTAGTAAGCCATGTAAAATCAAGATTTTTAAAAGTAGATCCAGAACACTGGAAGGCTGCAATATTATTACCTTTGGCGGATTTCAAAGGAGCAACCAATCAGGAAGTATGGTCCGATAGCAGGAATTCACTATAATGGCAAATTCAAGTTTTAAAATTAGCGACTTTTTAGGAACGGTTCGCAATTCACAAACACAAAGATCAGATAGATTTGAGGTTAGTTTTTTTCCTCCCGCAGCAGTTGGGGCAGGTAACGCTACAAGACTTGCTTCTATTCTTTGTGAAGAAGCACAAGTTCCCGGACTATCAGGAACAGTAGCTCCCCTTAAGGTTGGTGCATGGACAGAAATGAGAGTCAAAAATATAGAGTTTTTAGGTGAGGAGTATGTTTATACTTTTGTTTGTGATGAAGGATGGGGAATACGTTCCATGTTAGAAAATTGGATGAACTATATTGCAAGTCCAAGATCTAAAGAACTAGCATTTCCTTCAGACTATATGGGACAAGTTAAAGTTTCAACACTTAACACTAAAGACGAAATAACAGGCTCATGGATGCTATATGATGCATTTCCTAAGCTTCTAAACGTAGTTCCTGTCAGTGCAGGAAATCCAGGTATTATTAGACTATCGTGTACTTTCGCATCAACCTGGTGGGAGCGACAGTAAAAAATAATGGAGAAAATTATGTTACCAAAATTTGAAACGCCTACCTTTAAAGTTACTTTAAAGTCAAGTAAAAAAGAATACAAATGTAGGCCCTTCCTTGTAAAGGAAGAAAAACTATTAACAATGGCAGCTGCGTCTGACAATTATCAAGAAATGATTGCTTGTTGTCAACAAGTTTGCCAAAACTGTTTATTAGACGAGTTAAATGTTGAAAATTTAACTATGTTTGATTTACAGTGGTTGTTTTTACAAATTAAAGCAAAATCGGTGGGAGAAACTCACCCATTTACACTAATTTGTGGAAACTGCGATGCAACTTCGCCATGGGAGGTAAACTTTAATGAGTTTACACTTAATAGAGATGACGTTGATTATGAGAAAAAAATTGCTGTAAATGAAGAAGCAGGATTAATTTTACGATACCCGACAAGCACATTAGTTTCTAAAATTGAAGAAACTGATGATTTAGATATTATCAGAGCGTGTATTAAAAATGTGTATACTGCAGATGAAGTTATTGACTTTTCAGAAGTAAGTGACGAAGAGGCACTCGAGTTCATTGAAGGCTTACCAATTCAGACATTAAAAGATATCAGAGAGTACTTTGAAACAATGCCTTATTTGGAAAAGACTATTGATTATAATTGTCCCAAATGTAAAGAGGACAATCAAGTTTACATTAATGGATATGAACATTTTTTCGGCTAACTCTTTCTCAGGATTCGTTGGAGAATTATTACAAAACGAATTTCTTATTGATGCAAGAACATCATTATAGTTTAACAGAGTTAGAAGATATGATGCCCTGGGAAAGAGAAGTTTATGTTACTATGTTGATACAGCACTTGGCTAAGAAAGCAGAAAAACAACAACAAAACAAGGGTTAAAAAATGGCATTAGACCGTTCAAAAATTAGACAGGCACAGGAAGAATTAGAACAGCTTCTAGAAGAAGGTATTGGTTTAGAAGGCAAAAAAGCAGCCGATCACAAACTAAAAGTTTCTAGAAAAAGAAAAGAGGTTCGACGATTAGAAAAGCAATTGTCTGGCGATGCTCAAGGTGCGCGCCAAGGCGATTCTTCCGCTGTTGATCAAAAGTCTGACGAACGGATTGCCGCAGAAAGAGAGATTAAAGATCAGTCTCAGAAAGATGTTCGCGGTGAAGATGTTAACGCAATGGATAAAGTGCGTATTGGCGGTAAGTCTACTGTACGACAAGAAGTAGACAAACAAGGCAGGACAAAATACAGAGACGAAAAATCAGGACGATATGCTAATGAAGAAGCATATCAAGATAGTGAAAGTCGTATCTCAATGCTTGCCAACTCTATTAAAAAGGGTGCAACTACAGGCCCCACTTTAGCTACAACAACAAAAGCAAATCAGTTTGGTATATCTTCAGCATCTGCTAATATATCTAGAAGTTTAGGTGACAACGCTGGCTCTATCCAGAAAATGATGGATAAAGCAGAGCCTGGTACAAAAGATGAGTTGAAAAAACTTATTGATATGATGCAAAATGCCCAAACTCTAAGAGGGCAAGACGCTTTAGAAGCAAAACAAAAAATTATACAACAAAAAGAGACATTAAGACTAACTGCAGGTGAGCAAGGAGACGCGCTTATTAGCAAGTTAGGCATGGATACATTACAAAAAGATTTAAATAAAGGAAGCCGTATTAAAGAAGCCTTAAACATAGATCAAGACGCCACAGGGTTTAAGGCAATAAAGCAGGCGTTCTCACCAACAAGATTATTTGGCGATCCTAACACCGGAGGATTGTCTAATTTTTATACAGCCGGTCAACAAGAAGCTGTTGCTAAAAAAGAAGCCGCTGTCGCCTTTGAGCAGAAACAACAAAACACCGGGCTCAACACTGCTGGCGAGTTATTGGAAGTTACAAAGCAAGAAGCAAAAGACGACGACAAAAAAGAACAAAGAGAAATAAAACAATCTAAAAAAGAACAATTAGCAAAAGAAGGTTTTGATGGTGGTGTAAAAGAGTCAGACGATGTTGTTAAGTTATTAGAAGAAATTCGTGACATTTTAGAAAACATGTCAGGGGGAATGGGCGCCGCTGGTGGTGGCGGTGGTGGTGGCGGTGGCGTGGGCCTCCTCGGTACCGCTGCGGCAGGTGCAGGCGCCGGTGGACTTTTTGCTTCAGCAAAAGCAAAAGGGGGACAATTACTACAAGGTGCAAAAAATGTTGGTGGAAGAATTGTAGGTAGTGCAAGAGCAGCTGGCGGTGCATTAATGAGGGGTGCAGGAAAGCTATTAAGAGGCAGAGGTGCTTTAATAGCAGGCGGTGCAGCACTACTAGGATACGGTGCATCCAAAATATTTGGTGGTGATGATGAAGAACAAGCAGATGCTGCAAGTTCAGGAAGAACTGCTTATGACAGAGCAAAAAACCGAGCAGATCGACGATTTGCACTTGCAGATCCTAATGTATCTGCTGTAGATGAGTCTGGTAATCCTATAGACACAACACAAGGAGACGCAGTACCAAGAGAAGGAAGTACCAATGATTCTATGGCAGGCATTCGCAAAGCACTCACAG